ATTGGCAGAAGCATCGGCGGTTAATACTAAAGAAATATCAATCAATTCTTTATTAGAGAACAAATCATACGCAGATTCTAAATTACCTTCTGTAATAGTTGCATCAGAACCTCCAACTAAGTCAACTGTTTGATTTGCAGGTGGACTTACAAAAACCGTATTTGCTGTTCTTCCCCAATTTGTTGCTGTATTGGCATAATCAACTGGATCGGTAGAATAAACATATTTTGATTGATTGAAAATGACTTGACGATAGTAATTTGTAGAACCATTTAAAGATGCATCAGAAGCTTTCGATACAAAACCATATGTTTCTAATACTGTACCTTGTGTACCAGTAAATAATCCGTCTTGGTCGATAACAGCAATATGCATTTCATCGTTAGATCCACCAGCAACAGATACATAATCAGAAGTTCCTGGAGCACTGGTAAAAAATGATTTGTAATTCCATGTAGAGAAAACTGCTGAATTAGCACAGACAGAAACGGCTAATGAATTACCTAAAGAACCTGGATACCGACCAGCAAAAGCGCCATATGCATTTGCGTTATTGGCAGACAAATAAGAAGCTTCAAAAACATCAGAATTTTTAATTTGAACAGCTGTGTTACCACTTGCATTCAAACTAGAAGAACCTACAGCACGAACTGCGCTTAGATTATTTCCGTATGCTAAGAATGATGCAGCTGTAAAGAAAGATGTTGCCGAGTTAGAATCTGGTTTACCAAAAGTATTGATTAGAGTTAGTTCGTTATCCACTAGGATAATTTTGTCTGCTGGACCCCATGCAAAAGTTCCAGCAAAAGCGCCAGCTGTAGTGAGAACCGAAGGAACGACTGTTGTTAAGTCTACTTCGGAAACATTTACGCCTGGAGAGAGTTGAAACGCCATTTTATTCTCCTTGAATTATTATGTGTTCTTGGCAGTTAAAATACCATACTGATATTTATGATTCATAGGATTTACATACTCCTAAAGAAATCTCTAGTATATTTTCCATAAGTATCACCGCCGTCTGCTACTTCCCATACATCACCACCTTCCACCATAAAGTCAGCCTTTAGACCATCTTCTATAATAGGTGCAGGTAGAACTTCTTCATCTAATTGATTCATGTTTTCCAACTGAATCTGTTTTCTTAAATCATGATTCACTATTTCTCTAAAGTATTTTTGTGTGGTTGCCCATGCAAAAATCACCAAAGTCATTGCCATATCATCATTGGCACCATCGGCGGCCGCAAATGATGTTTTATATTGCTCAAATGTGGTTAACTCTGAATAGGTATCAAAGTCATTAATCAGTAACTTATCACCCTCAATCAAAGTCTTGAGGTTAGAACAACCTATAGCCTTTACCTGAGGTGACATCTTTAGACCCATCTGCACACCACGAGCAAAACCGGCAGATAGTTGTTGTGGTTTCTTATTACCCGTAAAGACTTTCAATAGGTTTTCATACTCTAAATCTGAATGTATAAAGTCTGCCACCTGTGGATTATTGTTTATTTCTACCAAAATGTAAGCATCATTGTATAAACGAGCCGCATTGACAATCACCGTTGGAAACAATATGGGTGAAATAGACGAACTTGAATAGGTGGCCACCTGTTTATAAGGTGTCGTTGATATATCCATCACAGAGAAAGTTGAGGAGTCTAAGTTTTTACCTTCCGACACATCAACTGAAATACAATAAATGTGGTCCGTCAGAGAGCCATTAACACCTTCTTTGATAGGATGTTCATAGATTTTCAACTTATCGTGTTCTACAATTGGGTTCATGTACCTCAATTGTTGTAGTTTGTAACCAGAAATAAGAGTATTAGACGAACCTAAAAATTCGGTTTCAAATTCTTGCGCAAACTGCCGTTCTGATGTGTTACGAATCGTTTCTTCTTTCCACGCATCATCACGACCTGGTACATGAGACCAGTGAATCTCAAAGTTCTTATAGTTGTTTCGTCCCTCAATAGAATCCATCCATAGTTTGTAGAATAGATTCATACCATTTGGTGTGGAAACAATGATAATCTTTGAGGACTTACCAGATGAGATTACAGGATAGACTGAGTTAAAGAATTCGTTGGCAATATTGTTTGGTACGAAAGCGAATTCGTCTAAGAATACAATGTTAAACGAACCGCCTCGGATTGCTGAGGAGCTGGTGGAGGCCGCAATGACCTTAGAGCCGTTCTCTAGTTCTACATTACCCTTGTTCCATGTCACCACGCCTTGTTGGAGCCATTGTGGTAAATTCTCGTATGCCAGTTGATACTTGGCTAGAATATCACGAGCCAGAGAACCCTTGTTTGCTAGAACGGCTACGTTTTGTGAATCGGTAAAGATAGTTGCCCAAAGAAGATAACCAACTGTTGTGGTGGTTTTACCAACCTGCCGGGGACATTTGGTGATGACGAAACGATTATCTTTAAACAGATTCAGCATTTCTTTTTGGAAAGGCCACATATTAAAATTAATCAGGCCTTCATCCACGTTTACAATCTTAATGTAGTTCATGCAGAAGTAAACAGGATCCTTAGAACATTTTACATATTCTTCAATCTGTTCTTTGGTATACTGATGGTCAACACCTACCTTTTTGAGTAGGGGGTTATCACGGTAAGAATCTTTTTGGTTCATCGAAATAAATCTTCTATTTTTATTTTGGCGTGAGGTGAATTTTTGTCACCATGATAGTCGGTACCAAAGTGTGTAACCCATGTGTCGGAGAAATTATTTAGTGGTAACATACACCTATGTCCAAAACCTACTGGTATATTGACAAACATATTACCTAGATTGGCTGATTCACGAATACCCCATGAGCCTTTTTGACCAAACGGATAATAATCTGATTCAATATGTTCTTTGACCAATTCTTTATCCATAATAAACATACCTTGATATGGTTCAGATAAAGAAATAAATTTCTGTTCTTCTACTGTAATTGTTGGCCGATGCCGTTGATAGTGTGTGCAATCTAAAGAATACACTTGACCTTCGTTATCTTTTTGAACACGGTGAGTGGCAGGTATAAAGTTGAGATTATTTCGTTGAAAGAGTTCTCGTGTTTTTGCCCAATAATCAAATGTTTTCTTTTCAACATGAATATTACCTTCAAGATAGGCATAATGTGTATAGTCTGATTCTAAGAATTCTGGCATATACTTTTTGTGTTCCCATGTATGCCAGTATGGATCACTTAGTTCTGTAACATGAATGGGTAAATTAGAATCAAAATTAACATTGCTGTTAATAATGAGTTTGATGTTTGGTATATCAGATATTGTTTTTATTACTTCTCTAAACTGCTCTAACCGTTCTTTCACATAATAAAAACAAACATTCACCCAAAGTTTCATTCTTTTCCTTTGAGAAGTTTATTGAGTTCAGCAGTAGAACCCACAAAGATGGCCTTATCAATATTGGTGCCAGCATTCTTTTTCTTTTCTTCATCCATATCACGCATCTGTTTCTGTATGTTTAGAAGTTCTTTATTGGCATCTACCATGTTTTTTAGTAGAGTACCATAGACTTCAAATGCTCGTGGATGCTGACCGGCTTTGGCAATGTTTAGTATTTCTTCCATGGCTTCTTGGCCTTGGTCAATAATACCTTGTAAATTTTCTTTTGATTGTTGATAGGCGTCTGTGAGGTCCTGTTTTAAATCAGGTTCATTATACTTGACTGATACCACCGGAAGTCTTTCTTTTTTTTCTTCTGGTATTGGTGCAATATCAAACACATCTGCCAAAGTTTTATTCAAATCATTCATATAATTATATAGTGTTTGTTTATAGTGCTGCTATTGCAGACTGAAAGGCAGCATAAGTGGCTGCATTGGCCACTAGTGCTTTTAATTCAGTAATTGAAATTGCAGCACCAGTTTGAATATTACCTTCTGGGAATGTTAATGTTCCATCTTTTGTGAAATTCCATTGTGAGAAGATTCCCCCACCAGTATTTGCTTGTATTATAACATCTGTATTTGCATATACTGTTGATACACCTGTTGCAAAAGCAATTAAACCAGAAACATCATTATCAACATTTGCTGTAATTGCTATTCGATTCGTTGGTAAATTTAATATTCCGCCACCGCCACCAAATTTTAAATCACCGGTCATTGTATCGCCGGATTTACTTACTTTGGTGTTTATCGTTGTATTTTGTCCAGCATTCACGTCTTGAAGAATAGTAATATTATTTGAATTGGTATTGGCTGTGTTACGAGCATACTGGTCAATATCCATTTCAGTTGCTTCATTTAATAGCGCAAATCCACCAGGCGTTGTACCATCATGAACAGTCAATGTTTTATTTGTGGTGTTAATAATCAACTCACCATTAGCACCTGTTGTATTAGCTAATGTGGCTGTACCGAGTCGTCTAAATTGTAATGTGCGGGACATTTTTCGTTACCTTTATTGTAAATCGATTGGTTTTTCTTGTTCTAATTGTAAATCATCACGACCAACTTGTTCGGTTAAATCACCAACAAAGTCTGACGGTAATAATAATCCTTCTTCAATAAATGGTGCTTCTGATATTTGTGTTATTGCAATATATGGTGTTGCCACATTAGCATCAGTTGGCATTGGTGTAGTATCTATCTGAACCAGTTTTTGTGGCACAGGATTGAATGATGTAAATGTATACGCTGTGCTTGAACTGGATGATTGTATAGGTAGATTGGAAACAAAATTACCATTAATATTTTTTAACTGTAATAGATTATTATTAAATGCAATCACTTTACCTGATGCAATCGCCAAAGGTGCTGAGAAACCTTGATAAACTGTTTCGCCTATCTGATATGTTCCTACACCAGAATTAGGATTCATTGTAAATTGAATTACATCATCTTCGGTGATTTGATTGTAGATAGATGTAATTGAATGTGTAATTGAACCACCAGTATCAGATACTTTACCAAAAATATATCCTTTTACAGTAAACGCAAGTGTCCAAATAATCACACGAGTGTCCCGCTCAAAATTACCTTCATAGTCAATGTCTTGTGCCGTTGAATTAAGAATCACAGGAATTTCTTTAACAATACCCATCTCAGGTATCATATTGAGTTTCATTGTGTAATCAGGTGTAAAATAAGATAATATGTGTTCAATGACTTGTGTACCATCTTCAATGTTACGAACATACAAATATAGATTGAAATCAAAATTATATGGTACTGGATTGTATTGTGCAACTAAACCTTGAGATGTTTGTGCAAACTGCCGTGTATTTGTATTTTGTTTACGGCTGGCATCATAGTTAAAACCAAGTAATTCAAAAGACATTCTTGGTAATGTAATCTGTGTTTTCTTATCTAAGTGTGGATCAGTTTCTATACGATTTACATAATCTTCTTTTGGTGCATATACGATAGGCACAATCATACGCTGTGCTTCAGAGTAATCTGGATTATACCGTACCAAAGTAATATCGTTGAATAGATTACCAAAACCTATCACATATTTACGAAGCGCACGGTTATAAAATGTATTGGCCATTAGATACTACCAAAAGGATTTGTTTCAGAGAAGTTTACAATAGAGTTTGCATTTTGTTCAATGATATAATTATCATACGAGTCATCTTCTACATTGTCACTTAATGGGTCATATGATGATAATACATATTGTGCATTACTGGTTGCACCAACAATCTTAATTACACCAGGTGTAAACTCGCCAGCAATATTAGAAATTGATAACGTGTTTGCTGTTGAAGTATTGGCACTACGAACCCATGATTGCACAATGGCCACGGCCGTTGCATTGGCTTGTGTATTGGCAGTTGACTGATAAACGATTTCACCAAACTGGTAATTTCCTGTGCCTGTACCAAGATTGAGTTCAATAGTATATGTTGCCTGTGTGGCCGCATCATCAATATCTCTAACACCAGTAGCAATAAGTTCACTAGAAAACTTGAACTTCTCAAGGTGTAACTCATAAAAATATGGTGCTGGACGACCCAACATATAGAAATCTCGGTCTTGGTCGGTAAATGTAATTTCATACAATTCACCTGTGCCATTTAAAAATGGAATCCAAATTAAATCACCTTCTCTTGGATTCTGAAATGTATTTTGTGGTACACGCTGAGAGAATGTTCTCTTGGTTAAAAGTACCTTAGTGTGGTTTTTAATCTCAAGACCAAATTTAGAAAAAAATTCTTTTTCACCGGTATAGTTGAGTGCTTCGGATAGATACATCTCAACAGGAAATGCCGATTGAAACTTTTTAACTGGATCTTCACCATATAATAAATCACGAGCAACATCGTTATCATTTGGAAGATACATTCCGTCAAATCCTTGAATTTTTATGGATTCAACGATAAGGTCTTCCACAAGCCGTTGCTCTTGGAAGCGAGAGTTGTAATTGTTGAAATATTGGCTAACAGGAATTTTAGGTGCCTACTTTTTTCTGTTTAATGCAGCAATACGCATTTTCTCTATTGTTTCTGGTGAATGTTTCCAACCTGTGTGGTTCTTTCTGGCTTCACTTAGTTTTTTTCTTCCTTCTTCTGGCATTATCCAACCTTTTTTAGACTCACTCATTTTCTTTTTGGTCTCATCGGATAATTTCCAAGATTTACCTTTAGCTCGCTGATTACCTATATTTGCAATACTGGTTTTTTCACTTCTTTTTTTCTTTTCTTTTTCACCCAAATTATTCCAAAATTTTTTGGCTCTTTTTGATTCATTTATGCGGAGCTCTGGGTTATTTTTCCAAATCTCTCGTTGTCTTTCATTCAATACTTTTTGTTTTTCTGGTGATGGTCTCCAACCCCATGTGCCTTCACCACCATCCGTTTCATTGTAACCACTATTTTTTGTATCTAATTTTTGTATCCAATACTTTTCTTTTTCAAACAACTGTTCTTTACTATTGGCTGTATCTATTTCATATACAATAAAATTATCAATACCATCTTGTACCATCGCCTTATGTAGATGTTGTTTGGTTTCTTTATACTTAGCTATTCTCTTATGAGTTTTAAACCTTGACAACATACTACCTTTAGTGATGCCAACATATTTTTTATTATTAAGTTTATTCTCTATACAGTATATTACCATAATAATCTCCTCTATATAATGTATTTATACAAAAAGATATTTCTGGTCTACTAGAGTTTTAACTTAATTGAGGTAGAATTCTAAAGTTCCTCCATAATTGTTTTCCATATCTTTTTCAAGGTCATCAATTTCTTGCATGGCCTCTTCAAAGATTTTATCACCATTTAGAACAACACCACCTGGTAATTGTATACCACCAAACTTTTTAAGGTTTTCACCCCATTGGCGTTTAATCAAAGCAGTTGCATATCGTTTCAACCAACGGTCGTCCCATACACGATTATATACTGTAGGATTAATAATGGTATAACAATCAACAATAACTATTTGGCCAACTGGAGCTTCTTGGTCTCCCCATGCCCAATCAACAAACAATTTTTCCATGTGCCGTTGATACCGAATTGGAACTTCACCAGTAAATAATTGTTCAAGCATACGAAGATGCTGCATTGTCATGGTATAATTGATATATGAAGCTGATGTAAAATCGTAGAGTTCGTTTAGACGAAGTTGATAACGCAAGTCAAACATATCAACACTTGCTTGTGAATCATTAAGTGGAAATATACGAGTGACGCCTACAACTTGTGTAGATGCGTTGGCATTATCAGTTACATTACTTAAATCTAGATACTTGTTATCAATATCTTGTTGAGTTACGGTGTGAATGTAATAAGTTTTTTGTAGACCATCAAAATGGTAGTCTTGAAAATATTGTAATGCATCATCTATTCTGTCAGAAACTTGGTCTGGATCCACATTAATTTCAATAACAGGAAAGCCAAGTTTTCTAAGGCAGTAGTCGGTAAATTGGTCTCGGTTAGTAACTGTTGCCATGTTTATCTTCTAATTTTTGTTTAAT